CCCCTGCTCCACCTTTACCTCGATGGCATTTCCCTTGACATTGTAGGCATTTTGAAAGGGACTCCGCTTGCCCACAAGAGACTGATGCAAGAGGTGCTCGGAGGGGACGATGTTTTCCACGCTCACCTCCCCCATCTCGTCCTGCAGCCGGAACAGCTCCACAATGTTAGTTGCGCAGGGATTGCCTCTTCCTGTTTTGAAGTTCAACGCAAACCTGGCAAAGCCTGCCCCTTGTGTCACATCCTCCGGTCTGTTCACAGGCACTGCTCCAAAGCAGGCACCCATGTCGGAGAGCCTTCCAGCAGTTAGCACGGCGGGGTGCATCCTGATGCGATCACCTTTGAAGGTTTCTTTTGCTGAAAAAAGCTGGACAATGGGGGCAGCCCAAGTCTCACCACGGCCGGAGAGGATTTTCACCATCTTCCCGGTGCCTACTTGCTTGTTTGCAAGCTGGAAGAGGAAGTCAGACAAGCTGGGGAAGGATTTTTCAGTCACCCCAGCTTTCCACAGCCAGTAGTAAGCGCTAAATGGCACGTCCATTTGAGCACACTGGGCGAGGTACGAAGAAGAGCCTTCTATGAGCTCAGCAGCTTCAGCTCTGATGCCTTCGAGGTGCTTGAGGGCGCTGTCGATAGCTGCAGATGTGTACACTTCGTCTCCTTTCTTGATTTTGCTGAGTTCCTGGACTCTTCCATCAAACTTGTCAAGAACGTCGAACTTAGGCACTGTCTGATGTATCTTGGCCATCCCTGTGGCGAACAGATACTTGCCGGCTGTGTTCTTTTTGTCGAATCCCCACAGAGGGGCGCATGCAGCGTGACACTTGCCTTCCAACCAGTCTTTGACCCATCTTATGTGCTCATCCTGGACCACTCCCTTGTTAGCTGGAGACTTCAGCAAGTTGTTCCTCTTAGCGATCATATCATCCAACATCCTTTGAATGTCGGTTATGATCGTCATGGGCACTGCGTACTTGTCAACCAGCTGTTCCTCCAGGATGGCAGTCAATGGGCCAGCATTGTAGCCGATGTCAACCCTCCAGGCGATGGCACTTTTCTGATAAGCTTTTAGCTGCTCCAGGGTGGGCACATCAGTCTTCAGTGCTGCATACTTTTCATCCCAGGTGATGAATGTGGGTGTGGTGTGGTTGTCTTCGAACCACTTCATGCTCCTTTCGAACACTCCGGTGCTGCTCGTCCAGACACACTCTCTGATGGGAGCTCCGAACTTAAAGAGGCCCATTGCAGCTTGCGAGTAGAGGGCATCCTTTTCTGGCTGGCTCATGTTGTCTCTGACCTTCGCTCTGTAAGGCTCAATGCTCTCCAAGTGCCCTGCTAGACTTTTGGAGTTTGTGACAGCAGTTGACGCTGTCACATAGGGGGGAAAGTTTTTGAGCCAGTTATCTAGCTCAGCAACTGTTTTGATTTTCAGCATGTTAGCCAT